CTCATATCTTTTTTTTACAATTGATATGGATTATAAATGAATAAATAAATAGTTTATTTAAATATAAAGTTTATTTAAATATAATGACCAAAGTTTTCGTTTATCTCTTTTTGAATATCAGACCAATCTGGATAATCAGGAGTTCTAAAATCTATACATTCAAAATCACCATCGTAGATTAGTTGTTTCATCAAAGTCGTATAACTACCAAAATAATCTAAATATGAATCTGAATATGATTGGCCTCTATTGTTTTCTAAAAATAAAGTAATGTCACCAACAAAATTTCTAATTTTAATATAATTTACATATATAGAGTGTTTTTTACCATCTGACATGGTATGTTCTTTTGGGAATTCATCAACTTTACCTTCAAAGTATTCATCTAAACCATTATATACTAATTCATATATTTCATTTTGATATGCAGAATTATATGCGTTCCAATAAACACTTTGTAATTCTTGACCTAACTCACTCAAATCATTTTTACATAGTTCATTTATTGCCTCGGAATCTTTAATTAATTCATTTAAGTCTTCAGGTCCAATTCTAAAATAACCTTCAGTTCCCTGATCTTCTGATAAGATTTCAAAAAAATCAGAATCATAATCTTCTAAAGATAATTCAACATTACCAATTTCTTTAAAAATAACATCTTTTAAATGGGCGGTATTTTTTTCGTCTAAATCATCAATAACTTCAGATGGTTTTGTGTCAACATCAAAATACCAATCGTTACCTAAACCATCTCCGTCAAATATTTGTTTTGCAACATCTTCAGGAGAAATGTCACGACGGGAGGAACCACAGAAAAAAGAAGCCAACTCATCTCTATCCTTACCTAAATATAAATAGAACCCATCAGGTCTAATTTCAACATCAGTTAAAAGGTTGCTTGTAATATACTTAATAGTATTATCGTAGTTATGTTCTAAACCATGTAGTAAATAATTGTTTATAAACGATTCAGGAACAGAATCATACTCTAAATTAGATATTATATCACTTTCAACCAAATAATCAAACACTTCATTACTAAAATCATCAGAAGGAATATTATTTATATCTATTTTATTTAATAAATTTTTTCCTTTTATAAATCTAAAAAAAGTTAAAATTTTTCCATTAAAAATAGAAGATATTTTATCCCAATTACCATCATTAAATTCTTCTATAATATTGTTTACCGTCATATTTTTATTAATAAATATAAAAAAAGTGAGAAAACTAATTTCCCACTCAAGTAAATATTATAAACGACTATTATTTATTTTTATAATATTTCTCAACAATTTTTTTAACAGATTCCTGAACCGTAACATTTTGTGTTTGTGGTTGAGGTTGAACTGGTGTTTGTGGCTGAGGAGCCGCTTCAGACTGATTTTTTTTACATCCGCATCCCATAATAATTTAATTTTATATAGTTTATTTATATATAAATATTATAATATTATTAAATTTGTAAATAATATAATATTTATTATTGAATGAAAAAAATTATAAAAATTACAGAAAACAAATTAATAAATTTAATAAAAAATATTATTGTTGAAGAATCTGAAAATGATTACTTTGAAATTACCCCGGAACAATATCATAAATTGTTGGCATCTGTTAATTTTAATGCAAAAGTTATTTCAAGATTACCAATGTTTAAAGGTAAAAAAATAAGAGTTAATGGTAATTTGAATTTAAATGGTTTAAGACAAATTACTAGTTTAGGTGATTTAACGGTAAGTGGACAATTAGATATTCCTTATACCGGAATAAAAAACTTAGACGGGGTAAAATTTGAAAAACTTGGTGCGTATCATATGACACCATATGCTGATGAAATTGAGAAAAAAAGATTAAAACAAGAAAGGGAAGACGCTAATGAAAGAAGAATAAATGACGAATGGAATATAAAAAATACAGATGCAATAAGTGAGATGGCAAATGCTGTATTTGAATATATGTACGCAACTGGTGATTTATACATATTAGATGATTCAGAACGTGAGGATCTGAAAAATTTTGAAATACAAATGGTGGAACTTGAAGAAAAAATTGATAATGAGGAAGATGATGAAATTTTAGATGATTTATATACTGAAAGAGATGAGTTAGAAGAAAATATTGACGCCTTAAAGGAAAAAGATAATGATCAATATGGTTTAGTTCCCGAAGATCGGCATTCTCACTATAAAATGACAGTATTTAAATCAATTCATGGTGATACAAATGGAAATACTTATGCTGTTGGTACTGAAGGTGAGGTGGATGACTCCATTGAAGAATATTATGAAGATATGGTAAATGATTTAAGTAGTTTTGATAAAAGCACACTAAGTAATCACATTGATGGTGAAGATGTGTATGATCATTTTGAAGATTCGATTCGTGACGATATTTATGAAAATTATGAAGATTATGATATTTCTAAAGAAACTAGTAAAGAACAAGATCAAGAAATAATAAACCTTAAAAATGAAAAAAAATCTCTTGAGATAGAAAATTATTTAATTTCAAATGGGGCTAGATCTCCTCTTATTGAAGAAGGAATAGAAAGTATGAAATACTTTAAATTCAAAGATTATATGAACAATTTATTAGTTGTTGAATGGTCTGACGATAAATGGCAAATTTACCAAAACAATAAAAAGGTTGAGTCAGTAACTTATGAAGATGATGATGATGATGATGATGGAGAACATGAATCGGATAATGAATCAAGGATTGAAGAAATTGAGAATAGGGCGGAAGAAATAGATTCTGAAATTGAAGAAATTGAAGAGAATCCTGATGGAGATTTAAGTGATGATGATATTGAACGAGTTATGGAAGAAAAAAGAGATGAGATAGAGTCTGACCCGATATCTTGGTTGGATGATTATGGTATGAACTATGATAATTTTGTTAATACAAGAAGTTTACTACGTGACTTAATTGATGAATCTGACTATAGCGTAATAAGTCATTATGATGGGGATTATCAAGAAGTTAATATAAATTCAAATACCTATATTGTATTTAGAACTGACTAATACCTTTACAGAATGAAATAATATTATTATCTTTATGTGTAATGGAAAAAAAGAAAAAAATAGAATTTTTAATGAACACTGAATGGATGTTTGAAAAACCCATTGATCAAGAACACAAAGAGTATAAATTATTATCTTACTTTCAAAAAATGGGGGAAAAATTAGATAATATGGAACTCTATCCTGGATTCATTGAGTTGTCATTACACGTGGCAAATCTTCAAAATTTAATCAGAGATAAAAAAATAATGTATACTAATAAAAAATTTACAACAATAGATGATGAATTATTAGTAAAAGATTTAAAAATAAAAGACATCCCAATATTAAACAATGAGGAAAAAGAAGAATTTAACAAAATATTAACATATAGTGCTCCAAGAATGTTAGAATATTTTAACATTGCTAAATCTGTTTGGGAAATAGTGTTTGATAGTGTAATTTTAAGAATAAAAAAAAACAAAAATGAGGTTTTACAAAAAAAAGGATATTTTTATTATTTAGACTCAAAAGATAATTTGTTTTATGTTTGGGAATTTAATGTTAAACAAGTAAATAAAAAATCACCTGAAAGTAAAACATTAGTAAATTTAATTTATTCTGAAAAAAAAAATAATTTGACAATTACAAAAATTATAAATACATTTAGTCAATGGAATCAAGATAATATATCAAAATTACCTTTGTATGAAATGTTATGTGAAGCGAATTTCCCAATAAATGAAACGCTTCTTCCATTGTTTAAAAGAAAATTGATTACCTACATTAATCAAACTCAAATGATTGAAAATTATAAAAAAAACAAAGAAGAATTAAATTTTTAAAATTGTATATGAAAGTTAAATTAGAATATGTGTGGATCGACGGATATACACCTGAACCAAACCTTAGAAGTAAGGTAAAAATAGTTGATTATCAATCTATTAAGGAAGCGTTTCTTGATGGAAATTTCCCAATTTGGAACTTTGATGGGTCTTCAACATTACAGGCTGAAACAGGAAGTTCAGATTGTATTTTAAAACCTGTTAGACATTATTTTAAAGATATGGAATCAACCGTATATGTCTTATGTGAGGTATTAAATTCTGATGGGTCACCACACGAGTCAAATAAAAGATCAAGTATTGGTGAAGGTTTTGAAGATCTTTGGTTTGGTTTTGAACAAGAATACTTTATATACGACAAAAAAAACAAATGCGTTTTAGGTCATGATCAAAACAACTTGGAACCACAAGGTAAATATTATTGTGGAGTTGGTCAATATGTTGTTGGAAGAGATTTTGTTGATAAACATTTAAATATGTGTTTAAATTATGGAATTGATATTACAGGAGTTAATGCTGAGGTTGCGTTAGGACAATGGGAATACCAAGTATTATCTAAAGAAAAATTAAAAAGTGGAGATGATCTTTGGATGACAAGATATTTTCTTTTTAAAACCTCAGAGAAATATTCATACCACATTGAATTACACCCAAAACCAATTACACATGGTAAATGGAATGGGTCTGGTCTTCATACAAATTTTTCAACAGATATTATGAGAAATGATGGAAATAAAGAATATTTTATGTCATTGTTTAACGCATTTGAATCAAGACATCGTCAACACATTAAATCTTACGGTTCAAACAATAATTTAAGACTTACTGGTGAATACGAAACACAATCAATAGATAAGTTTAGTTGGGGTGTCTCTGATCGAGGAGCATCAATTAGAGTTCCAAAAGAAACCGCAGAGGAATGGAAAGGATATCTTGAAGACAGAAGACCAGGATCAAACGCAGACCCATATAAAATTATTTTTGAGATTGTTAAATCACTCCACGAAACAAAACAAATATACCGTATAAAAACCATGATGACTAAAAATATTGACACAAATAATCTTAGTGGTAAATATGGTACAATTTCTAATGATGAATTATTAAACGAATATAAAGAAGAATAATGGATAAAGAATGTGTATGTGGTGGAACCGGACTTTGTCAGTGTCCACCGATAAAAATAGAACAAGTAAATCATCCTCAACATTATGGGGGAAAAAATAACGAATACGAAGCAATAAAAGTTATTGATGCTTGGGATTTGGGGTTTAGTTTAGGAAATGCAATAAAATATATTAGCCGTGCAGGAAAAAAAAGAAAAGATACAGAACTTGAAGACCTCAGAAAAGCCCTATGGTACATCCAACACCACATTGAAAACATCGAAAAATAAAACAGGATTTAGTAAAGAAATTTCAGTTTTAGACGCAATCACAACACCAAGTGAATTACTACGGGAAACTTTCATAAATTTTATGTGGGGGTTTTTAGGTAATTCTATTGTTGTGTTTGTTGCAAAAGAATTGGACTTTTTAGTTTTAATAAATTATGTTCTGTATTACGTTTTAATATCATATATTGTCAATAGAAAAAAATATGACACAATTTTAGGTAAGTTTATAGTTCTTCCTGGTTCAGCCGCTGCGGGAGCATTTGCAGGATATAAATTAGCGCAAATAATTACAGAAATAGTTTAATAAAAATTTGACAATAAAAAAAATTATAGTTAGGTTTATTAAAATTGTTTAATTAATTAAAAAAAAAGTATGAAAAATTTAGAAGACATTACTGGTAAAATTATTAATGGTAGTTGTATTGATGTAATGAAAACATTTCCTGAAGGTTGTGTGGATTTAATTGTAACATCCCCACCCTATGGTGTTGGAATCGATTATGATGTACATGACGATGATGTTGCGTTTGAGGAGTATATTGAGTTCGCCAAAGATTGGTTAACAGAGGCTTACAAAGTTTTAAAGGATGATGGTCGAATTGCCTTGAATATTCCTTATGAGATCAATAGACAAACTAAGGGAGGTAGAATTTTATTTCTTTCAGAAATGTGGCAAATTATGAAAGAAATTGGTTATGGTTTCTTTGGTGTTGTGGATCTTGAAGAAGACTCGCCACATAGAAGTAAAACAACCGCTTGGGGTTCTTGGATGAGTCCTTCTAGTCCATACATTTATAACCCAAAAGAGTGTGTAATTTTAGCGTATAAAAAACAACACATTAAAAAGGTAAAAGGTCAACCTGAATGGACAGGTGTTCCAACTGATGTTGAACAAGAAGACGGGACCACCAAAAAGAAAACTGTTTATGAAGAAAATGATAAGAAAGAGTTCATGGAACTTGTTTTTGGTCAGTGGAATTATTTTGCAGATACTAAGTCAATGACTAAGGCAACATTCTCAATGGACATCCCAACAAAGGCAATTAAAATTTTATCGTATAAGAATGATATTGTTTTAGATCCATTTGCTGGTAGCGGAACTAGTTTGGTTGCTGCTGAAATATTGGGAAGACGTTGGGTTGGAATTGAGTTATCTCCAAATTACGCAAAAATTGCGAAAGATAGAGTTGAACCTTTTAGAATTCAGAAATCACTCTTTAATCAAAATTGAATCACCCTCGGTGATATCGTATTTAATACAGTCACCACCATTGATCTCTAAGATCATATCACCAACACCATCATATCGGGGACATTTCGAATCGTCTTGTTCCCGACAAGGTGGACAATCCGAGTAAATTTTTATTATTGATTCATCTGATATAAAAATAATATCTAAAGAAGTAGTACAATCCTTCATCCAAAATGAATGAG